CGTTTTTCTCCGATATGACGCTATTATATCGGGTTACTCGCGCTTATGACTCCCTATTTAAAGAAGGTCCAGTAATAGCCCATGGCTTTATTGATTCCCGATGCTCGTGGGGAGTATATACACCAGAACCACTATTCGATAATCATGTTGCCTCCATACCGGGCATATTGTATGATTCAGTATATGAATATTATAGTGGGACAGAGCATAAATGTGTATGGTTCGCCAATTGGTTGGATGTTGTCGTTGTGGTGTGGTTGCTTGTATTTGTTTTGGCACTACTCTACGGCTTCGTTCGCCTCATCGTCTCTTTAATTTTGTTTTCCGCTTCCCCTATAGGTAATGGGTTCGTTTCATTGTGGATTCACTGCTGCAGAACTTGGTCGCCTCTTGTTGCTGATAATTCGGTTTACCGTAATCAGTACTCTAAGACCCCCAATCTACGTTCCAGCACTCCCAAGACTCACTCACATCCTATAGCTGCTAAGATACGGAATGCGTCCACATATATGATGGACCATTTTTGCGCTATGGTGGGCCGTAAGGCCTACTATCCGCAAATGAGCAAAACGGACGAGAGGAAGCAGCGTAAGGGGGCAAGGTATTATCACTGGTCTAAAGATTTAAATATTGGGTTTTCACAATATGACCCAGAACCGGATGAGATACTTTGCTTTACTGACGTTGACATGTATTTGGATATGCCTAGTCTGCTGGCTGAGCGGCCACAGATGATGCTGGTATCCACTTTCCAACCCACCACCGTGGCGGCGGGCAATGTTAATAATTATGCCTTCACTTTTGATGACAACAATAATGTCGTCTTCCAAGTAAGTGGGGGGGCCAGTTTCAAACACCCGGTTTGGAATTATGGCACGGACGTTGTGTTAGCAAGCAAGTCAAGCTATTTTGGACTTCTGCACAAAGTCGTTAGTTATAACGTTGAACGCCGTTACCTTGATGAACACCATCAGTTGCTGTTTTTAGTTCCTAGCGCATGTATAGTTTCTCCACTTATTCCCATCGCTCAGTGGATTTCTGGACATGTGCTAAAGCGACTGGTTGTGGTGCAGGGAGATTCCTTGGTTATGAATGTGATGACTGCTAGTGGTTTGAATCGTTCTGTAGGTCGGATTGGCAAGTTTGTAGCAGCCAATTTAACCGCTGAAGAAGACGATACTATCCACATGCAATCACTCATATCCAAAGTTGATATAACACCAGCTAGTGTTAGATCAGCTCTGCCGGATGCGGATGTATCAATGGCCAGTGTGTTGACCGCCCACCATAGGGCCGGTGCACCTGGGACCGTGGACACGGTTTACCCAAAGTCCGAAAGCATCTTCAACTATCAATTCAATCCTAGTGAATATGATCCAGATGCTAAGGAAACATTGATTCCGTATATGAACCCTTTCATGTTGGGCTGTTATGCCCCTACCAACTGTTATGCAAACGATGTCGCCGCTGTGGCAGGAAGGATTGAGTCCATTCGTCCTGGCCCCACCGGCGTGGATGCTTTTCGTTTGTCAACCCAAGCTGAATTCCTTAGGTTCCTCGTACCCGATGAGGTTGCGGGGACCTTACACCCTGATGATGTCGAGGCTGTTGTGCTTAAACAGTCGAGACCCCAGCAAAGAGCAATCATTAGAGTGGCGGAATTGGGTGTTGGTACCTCCAAGACAGATATTGTCAACACGTTCTTAAAGAAGGACGCTATGGGGGGCTTGAAAGAATCCCGTATCATCACTACAATTCCTGGTCAGACGAAGATGAGTTATTCTCGTTTTACGTCTGTGTTTTCCCGTGATGTTATGCGCGCCACAGAGTGGTACGCATTTGGGAAGACACCTGAAGCGATAGCCAAGAAGGTTGGCGAAATCGCTCAAAAATCGCGGTCGATTGCCCTTGGGGATCTGTCTAGAATGGACGGGCGGCTTTCCCAGGAGTCAAGAGATGTAGAACAACAGGCAATGCTACGTGCTTTCCATAAACAATACCACTCTGAGCTAATAGATAATATGTCTAAGCAAAGTCATCGTAAGGCTGTTACACCAAATGGTGTGTGGTATGATACGGAGACAGCACGGTTGTCTGGGTCGCCGGAAACGGCTGACTTCAACTCACTAACCAACGCTGAAGGAACCTACCATGGTTACCGATTAATGGGGTTATCGCCTGAGGAAGCCTGGGCCAAACTGGGCATTTTCGGTGGTGACGACTCATTGACTGGTGACATGTGTGCTAAGAAATGGGAACTTTCCTTCGCCCAAGTGGGCCAGGTGTTGGAGGTAGAGGTTATACAAAGAGGAAACACTGGAGTGAACTTCCTCTCGCGGTTCTACGGCCCCGATGTTTGGAATGGGGACGTAAACTCCATTTGCGACATTCCCCGACAGTTATCCAAGCTTCACGCTACCGTGGGGATGTCGCGGAATGTTCTGCCATTGGACAAATTGGTTGCCAAATCTCTGAACTACTGCCTTACCGATTCGAACACGCCAGTAATTGGTTCGATCTGTATGGCGGTCATGTCGTTGGTATCATCTGATCGAGGTGATTTATCATTGATGCGGGATTCTTATCTAAAGGAGAAACCCGAGCTCAGGGCAGCACTGAACTGGTGGTCGCAGTACGACTTATCCGTCCAGTGGCCGAATGTTGTGGGGGATTGGGCTCAGGATTATGTTCGTAAGTGGTTGCCTACGTTGGACCTTGCTAAGCTCCTTCGTTGGGTTACCACATTGAATCCTCAAAGTGTGCTCGCTCCTCCACTCATAGTGGAAGTGCCAGACGTCGTCACGAAGGTGGCCGTCGTGGTAAATGGGGAGGTGGTGCTGCCAGCGCCACCAGCAGCGGCTGGACAGGTAGCCGCTGCGAATTCGGGTGCATCTGGTGCCCCGAAGAAGATCTTTGTGTGTCGGGACTACAACTCTCCAGCCGGGTGCAGTAGGAAAGTTTGTAAGTTCAGTCACATAAAGATGTAAGGCGTCTTTCGGGCGACGAATCGGGGTGGCGCTTGGCCCCCGTTTTGATTTCAATTTTGCTTTTCGTTTGCTCGTGATAAATCAATCATACACACATTTCATTATGTCTGCACAGTATTCCGCTCGGTATTCTTCTCCCAGGAAGTCTCCCAAGAAGTTCACTTTTACAGACGTTGGTCCATGTGGCAATTGTGGTTTGGATTCTGATTTGAAGCAGCCCGTTTATATGGGCAATGAAGGCTTACCGTACTGTTCCACTTGTACGGCTAAGATAAAACAGAATTACATAGATTTTTGTAAGTTAATGCGGGTAGATCCTTTGCCTGACATTCTTACAGTCATCAATGAAGTTTATGACGACATTGATGAGGAGGGAGCGGTGCCGGACGTATATGATATCCAGTCCACTTCCCCAGCTAAGGTCGCACCAACTGTTGACCTAACCACTCAGGGTATTGAACCTAACCCTGGCCCTAAGACCAAGCGTGCTCGTAATACTCCTAGAAAGCCTAGACAAACCTCAAAGATGAATATTGGGAGGGGTGTCAAAGCCTCATCCACCAAAGTAAAGGGAAGAGGCGGCTTCTTCGAGGATGCGGGCAGCAGCATCGGTAGCAAGTTGGGTAAGCTAGCAGGCAGCGGCCTTGCTAGCATTTTTGGCATGGGAGCGTATTCAGTGTCAAATAATTCATTACTCAACGCTAACAACCCCCCAGTATTGATGAATAGTACCTCCGGTACTATTATCAGACACAGAGAGTATGTGGCTGATATTTTGTCCTCTACTGGTTTTACTGTCGCATCTTATCCCATAAATGTTGGCATATCCACAACATTCCCTTGGCTTGCTGGTATTGCTCAGTCGTTTGAGCAGTACAGGCTGAGGGGTTTGATTTTTGAATACAAGTCGTTGTCCGGTCGAGCCCTGAACTCGGTGGACACAGCGTTAGGTACTGTCATAATGGCGACAGAATATGACGCTACTAAGCCTGCGTTTACTGATAAACGCTCTATGGAAAACTACACCTACAGCACTTCGTGCGATCCTGGTGTTGATGCCATGCATCCCATAGAATGTGCCGTGGACGTGTCTCCGCTGGGTGTTTTGTACACTCGTAACTCGGGGATTACTGCATCCACGGACCTTAGGTTTTCAGACTTGGGTTTGTTCCAGGTTGCTACCGTAGGTATGCAACAGGCGGGGTTCATTGCTGGCGAACTCTGGGCTACTTATGAAGTAGAGTTGCTTAAACCGCGACTCCCGCCCACGATTTCGTCAAACCCACCTATGCATTACTCTTTCGATAGCGTTCTGTTTGTGTCCTCCGCCGGGGCACCTACTTCAGCTAACCTTTTCGGAACAGCCATACAAAAATTATTCCTTCGTGGTGTGTCAGCTTCGGTGGTTAACCTATCTACCAATGGTGTTAACTTCACCGCTACTGGCACTTATGTCATTGTGCTTACACTTTTCGGCGGTTCCGTCACTATTGGGAACCTAAGGCCGACTATTTCTTCTGGATCTGCTCTGGGGACTGGTGTTGAAATTGCCTCCTTCTTTGCCATGGGAGGCTCACTTGGTGCATATAATCAAACACCTGCCACAGGATCCACTTCCGGATCAGTAAGCGCATTTTATGCTATTAATGTGACCACGGCTACTCCAAACATGCCGTGTCAGGTTGTCTTCCCTGCCGTCACGATACCTTCAAGTGTCACCTCCGCTGACTTGCTCGTGGCCCCGTTGCCACAAGGGTTCACCCTAGAGCGAGAATTTGTAGAGCGGGATGAGTTGTATCGGATGGTAGAGTCGTTGTTAGTTTCTCAAAGAAACTCTGTGCTCGTTTGTGATGAGTCTGACGAGAAGTTCTCTGTATCAGCAGCATAGTGTTGTTGTGCGTTAAAAATGGAGTGCTGAGTGGTTGAACCCGTGAGTTCCCCGGCATTCCCGCCCTAGCTTTTGCGCGTCGCTATATATAGGC